TTGATACCATAATGTTAACACTATGTACTATTTCTGACATTAGGATACGTGAATAACGCCTTTCATACCAGCACCAGCATGAGGTTCACATTGGAATTCGTAATCTCCTGCCTTATCGAAGGTAACATTAAAACTTTCTCCACCTACAAACGCAAGGTCTGGGTGTGATAGTTCTGGATGATCTGCTACTACAAAATTATGTGGTGGTAGATCTCCGTTAACTATTGTGACTGTTTCTCCTGCAGCAATACTAATCTCATTTGGTTCAAAGACTAAGTTGCCTCCAGAACCCATAGTAATTTCTGCTGCGTATGCTGATAGTGCAAATACAAAAGAGAAGCATAATGCACATATCATAAAAGTTATTCTAGTCATCCACCACATAATCTCATCCTTATTCTTAGTAAGCGTAGTCATTATACTACTCCTTATTACAAAAGTCAATAAAATGAGGATGCCCCTCTAACTCAGGAACATCCTCTTTACTCTGCTGTATTGCTTCATATGCATCTAGTGCATACTCACATATCTCATGACGAATCTTGAGGCTATCGTGATAGCCGACAGTATAGTGGGACATGATCTTTCAACTCCACATTACAATGAATATTTAGACCAAAAGTAGTAAATTATACCTAGTAATGTGTGGACTCCCGTACAATGTTTTCAAACCGATACAACTGCTGTTACCTCTGGGAATTTCTCCTTAACTAACTTCTCAATACCCATAGTTAATGTCTGAGCACTCATAGCACATCCTGCACAAGCACCTAACATTCTTACCATCACAATAGGTCCATCCTTCAGATAATCTATTGCTACAAACTCAAGATACCCACCATCCATTTCAACATATGGACGTATCTCATCTAGAACTTCATTAACATTAGTATCATTTAGTTCCATCAGAGAACCTCACACCCTCACAGTCTTGTTTAGAACAATAGTACTTACCATCACCTTCGTTCTGTGTTAGGTAAGAACAATCAGCAGCCCACTCATCCATTGCCTCTCTGACAATAGATTTGATTTCTTCACGCCATTTATTGCGGAAGTATTCTCTTCTCTTATCCCTTGCTTCTTTAATCTTATCGAAGTTAAACATCTATGGTTTTCCTGTCTTTACTTGTGTTTCTAAAATTGCTTCTTTGATTACAGTCTTCAACTGTCTTAACTTCTTCTTACCTAGACCAGCACGTGTGTCTATCTTTACCTTCAACCAATATATAAAAGCAAGCACCAGTATAAACTGAATACCTTCTCCCCATGACAGATTCCATGCCTCATTCAGGTCAAGAGATGCTGCTGCTAGTAAATTTATCATAAAAGGATTGCCCCAATGACAAATCCTTTAGCAAATGATACACATAACATTTGGTAATCAGTTAGGTTAAACTTGTCCTGAAATTTACGAGCAAGTTTTCTATCCCACTCAACTACCTTATCGAATCCTGCTTTAACCTTATTCATAAGATTTCCTCCTCTTGTTCTGTTAATAGGGTAAGATCTGAAGTTGGATATGCTACACAAGTAAGTACAAATCCATCTTCCATTTGATCATCATCTAGGAAAGATTGTTCAGACTGATCTACAGTTCCTGATTCAATCTTCATAGCACATGACGAACATGCACCTGCCCTACAAGAAGACGGATGATCTAAACCCGCTTCTTCTAGTGCATCTAAAATATAATCATCTGCTGAACATTCGAATGTTTCAGTTTCTCCTTCAGGGGTTTGAAGTGTAATCGAATATGCCATGTTGTTAAATTTGCAACCGTTAGTATATATTATATCACATTACACTGTTGGTGGTTCATTCTTCTTGGGATCAAGACTTGCAGGAATGTCTGCTGCAATAATCTTCAGTGGCATCTGTTCAATTCTAATTGTCTGAACTGTTCCACCACCAGCAACACCACCATTAGCAGCTGCTGCTTTAGCGGGATCCATCTTCATTGTTCCATCACCCTTCTTGGATGCTGTTTGAATTCCAAAGCTAGCCAAAACCCCAGTAAAAACTGAGGCTATAAAAGTTGGATCAATTTTCTGTTGGGGAACTCCAGGTATGGCCACGTAATTTAAAGTTAAAATTCCGCCCGACCACACAAGAACTCCGAGCCTGACCATGCTTGAGAGAAGTGCTGCTTGTTCTGAAGCATCTGGTAAGATTGCTTCCTTGAACTTACCAAAAGCACTTTTCTTTTTCTCATCTTTCTTTTCTTCTTTTACATCACTCCGAACTTCAGGCATGAGAGAAATAGATAACTATCTCTTATTTAGAAAGTTACAGAGTTGGTGCTTCAGGAGCAGCAGCTTGATTTGGAGCAGGAGCAAGATCATTAGCACCAGTAGGAAGTGCATCACCACCTAAAGATGGGACACCACCACCAAGTCCACCTAGAACTGCATCTTTAACTTGAGATTTAACATTGTCTATTATTGCATCCCTTTGTACGTAAACAAAAGCACCAGTGCCAACAACGGCAAGAGATACAGCAGCAGACGCAACAGCAAGTACATTTACTATTTTTTGCATTTTAGATAACCTAATTCTATGTATTGTCATGGGTCTTATTATAATACGTCTTGTAATAATTGACAAGCCCTGACGTGGTATTATATTTACACGACCACTCATGAGCACATTCATAGACTGACTTTGCAGGATTTGATTGTCCAAATTTAGCCATCAATATTCTCAAAGAATCTTGTCTCACCTTAAATTGTGACTCTGTTATTTCTTCTTCCAAAGTATTAAAATATTCTTGTGCTTCACCACATACTATAGTATCTGTCTCGTCATAAGTGATGTTGTTTTGCATTTAAATAAGTCCTAGTGATCCTGCGGTCATTCCTATTGTAACAAAGAAACCAAACTCCAGCAAGTCCCTAGAACCTGGAGGAATAGAATTTAGTAGTATTGCTAAAGGTATCATTGTAATACAAATTGCAATCCATTAGTATATGCAGTTGCTGCAAGAGCAACTAAGAAGATTAATTGATACATTATGCTCCTGTTGGTACGGGTATTGGTTCCATTTGTCCCACTCTTATTCCTTTACCACCATTGGTATCATCGTCGTCGTCATTACTGAAAGCGCGGAGAAGAAGTTCAATTAAAACCAAAGTAGCCATCGGGTAAAATACCCAGAGAATGGCTACCATTGGTGATATTGAATCTGATGCGGCTGCTAAGTCGCCCATTTGTTTCGATTTGAAGATAGTTACGAGTAAATATTTAGTTTTGTTACGACTTACGCAAAATACTTAAAGTATGCGTAAGCACCTATGATGGCCCAAAAGATCATCATTGCTGCACGACCATTGGCTCTCTGCCAGATGTCGAAGTTAGAAGTATTATCCATTTTAGAATACTCCTGGGATGATTTGACCAGTGAATGCATAGCTACCAAGTGCTGCCATGATTCCGATCATTGCCCAACGTCCGTTGGCTAATTCTGCTTTTTCGTTCATTGTTTTTCTCCTTTCGTTAGATTTGTAATAGGATTAGAAAGTGACCTGTATATACAGGTGGTGTAAGAGACCTTTGATATCAAAAGATACCAGGCATAACTGCACCGAATAAGATGTAGTTATGAATTGCTGCAAAGAAACCAATCATAGCAAGTCTACCATTAAGTTGCTCTGCGTTCTCCCAATAGTTTACATCCATTACCTCGATCTGAGGTTCTGCTGCAAACATGTTTTGTCTTCCACCATCTTCGGTGGTGACATACCTTGCGGTTGAACTTGTCATTCGTTTGTTAAGAAACGTAACAATATTATATAGCAAATCTAAAATTTTGTCTAGTCATTTATACTCACTCCATAACATTACCAATCATCATCTCCTTTTAAATCTTTTACCCATTGTTGACGACCACAAAATCCATGAGCATCTTTCATATCATTCATATGATAACTGGTATGCATTACTTCTACCATAAAGACAAAACCAATCATGAACATTGGTAAGATCCATAAAGGATGCCCAAAGACCTCACAAAACTCCTTGTAGTAATCTTCGAATTTCATATGCCTTCCCAATAAAAAAGAGGATCCAGAAGATCCTCTTATAATTATATCACTTTTAGATTACTTTGTAACCATTGCGTAGTCAGGGTATGCTTCAATACCGTGCTCACTAATGTCAAGTCCAATCTTCTCATCTGCCTCAGTAACACGAATACCACCAAAGGCAGCACCGATTACTTTCCAAGTAACATAACAAGTAACTACAGTCCATACAGCATAAGCAAGGACACCAACAATCTGAATGAATAGTTGATCAAATCCACCACCAGTAAAGAGTCCTATACCAGCACCAGTACCTTGAATATCATAACCCCAAAGACCTATGACTAATGTTCCCCAGATACCACAAGTACCGTGGACAGAGAATGCACCAACTGGATCATCAATACCTAATGAGTCTAATGCAGAAACTGAATAGACAACAATAAGACCACCAACTAATCCTGCTAACCAGGCACCCGCAAGAGTAAGATTACCACAACCAGCAGTAACACTAACGAGTCCTGCAAGGATACCGTTAATGATCATTGTTAGATCTGGTTTACCATTCTTAAGAGTAGTAAGTGCCGTTGCTCCAATAGCACCACCTGCTGCTGCAAGTGTAGTAGTGACTGCAACATAAGGAACCCACTGATCCATTGCTAGTTGAGATCCTGGATTGAATCCATACCAACCAATCCAAAGAATCAATGCACCTAATGTAGCAAGTGCCATATTATGTCCTGGCAATGCTTGTGCTTTACCATTAACATACTTACCAATACGAGGACCAAGTAAGTATGCACCCACTAATCCTGCCCATGCACCAACAGAGTGAACAATAGAGGAACCAGCAAAGTCAATGAACCCTGCTTCACTTAACCAACCACCATTCCACTGCCAACTACCCGCAATAGGATAGATAAATGCGGTAAGTACTAATGAGAACACAACAAACTCACCAAACTTAACTCTCTCTGCTACTAAACCTGAAACAATAGTTGCTGCTGTTCCAGCAAATGCTGCTTGGAATAAGAAATCAACTGTTGGAACCAGTCCTGCTT